AGCCCTGTCGTAGCCATTGCGGCCGGCACTAAGACCAAGGACACCGGAGCCTACACCCCGTTCCGTAATGTGTTTTATGGCACGTCTACCGGCAAGCCTGCTCTGGACAGTGCGGCCATCCGCGCACTGGGCAAAACCGGCAAGGCGTACGCAGCCGGTACGCTGACCCTGAATGTTCCTGCCGGTACGCAGCGTGTCGTCATCGCCTGCATTGCTACCGCAAAGGGCGTCACCAAGGTCATCAATGAAACCGCCATGAACGCAGATGTCACCAGCACCTTCGTGAAGTCCACCGTCCCCGTTGAGGGCGCAAACGGCTATGCAGCGAAGGACTATAACGTCTGGGTCTTTGAGCCTGCTGTTGCCTATGGCAACGCCGCAGTGCTCAAGGTCACTCTGGGCTAAGAGGGGAGGAACTGAACATGGCTGTGAACAATTTCGAAAAGACCTACTCCAACATGGAGTTCCCCCTGAGCATGAAGCGTCAGGATGCTTTTTCTCTTGACCCCACCTGCGTGTGGCCGTCTATGGCTGACGCGCAGAACTATGCGAAGACGAACCCGACCGCCTACATCGGTCAGGTCCTCTCCGTGGTCGTGGACGGGGTTGCCACCTCGTACACCATCCAGAATGCCGCCGGTGATCTCGCCCCGCTGGGCGCTGCGGCGGTTGACATCGCAACCGATTCTGAGGTGAGCGAAATGCTGAGTGAAGTATTTTCCACCGATAACGCCTGATAAAGATATGGAGGAATAACGATATGGCATACAATGAGGAAAAGTTGGCCCGCCTGAAGCACCTGAAGCAGCTCGCACAGAAAGCTAAGGCCGAGAGCGACGCTGTTGCTGCTCGTGTTAAAGCTCTGGAAGATGCTGGCGCACAGGCCAACGTGCTGGAGACCATTAAGGTCAACGGCGTGGTGCAGAACATCGAGGATAAGGCTGTGGACATCAAGGTTCCCGGCTACACTGTGGAGAAGTCTGAGAAGTCCGGCGACTATGCTGCTGTCTACCAGCTCATGAAGGATGGCGTTGCCGTTGGCGCGGCTATCAACATTCCGAAGGATATGGTGGTTAAGTCTGGCTCTGTTGTGACCAACCCCACCGGCCAGCCCAAAGGCACTTATATCAAGCTGGTTCTGGCAAATGCCACCAACGACACCCTGTACATTGATGTCGGCGGCCTGATCGAGTACGTTACCTCCGGCTCTGCTGCGGGTGATATGGTTGTCATCGCCATTGATGAGCAGACTCATAAGGTCACCGCATCTATCACCGACGGCGCAATCACTAAGGCAAAGCTGGAGACCGAGGTGCAGACCGCCCTGAACAAGGCCCATGAGCACGCCAACAAGGCACTGCTGGACACCTACGACCAGACCAACGCCAACATCAAGGATGCCGTCAGCAAGAAGCACTCTCACGCCAATGCGGCCGAGCTGGACAAGATCGCTACCGGCGATAAGGAAAAGTGGGACGCCACCTCCACCAAGGTTGAAGGTATTGCTGAGGGCGCTACCAAGGTCGAGGCCAGCACCACCGAAGGCAATATTAAGATCAATGGCGTGGAGACCGCGGTCGTTACCATCGCCACCGACGCTGAGGTCACTGAGATGCTGACCGAGGTCTTTGGCGCAACCGCCTGATAACCCATAAGTAAGAATGCAGCGGCAGGGGAATGGACTCCTGCCGCTGTTGTTTTTGGAAAGGAAAGCGAACATGAGCGACAAACTCAACACGCTTGAAGCGCTTAGGCTTGCTTCTCTGAAGGCAAAGGGTTACACGGCAGAACAGATTGCAGCGTTGTCTTCTGCGATGGAAGACATCATCAAGGACATCAACGATTCCCTGAAAACCTGCGAAGATCATGTACAGTCGGCTCATGCTCCTGCCAATGCGGAAGAAAACGTCATCGTTAGCGTCCAGAGGAATGGGCAGGCTATCCCTCCTGACAACAAAGTCGTGAACATCGAGGTTCCGACCAAGACCTCTGCGCTGGAGAACGACTCCGGCTATGCTACGGCGGATGAAGTTCAGGAAAAGGTCAACGGGGCCGGGCATCTGAAAGCCGTCCCTGTCGATGCTCTCCCTGCACCCAGTGAGGCCAACGCTGACACCATTTATTTCCTTCGTAAGAACAACAGTGAAGCTGGGAAGCAGTACAGAGCGTACAAGCTCATCCACGGCATCTTCGAGATTGTTGGCTCTGCCGAGGTCGATCTCACGGGATATGTTCAGCAGAAAACTGTGGAAAAGGCCGATGATAGCATCATCAAGAGCATCTACAGCAGCATGATCTCGCCTGCCGAAAAGTATCTGGGAAGCGGGAACCTTTTGCTGTTCTGGACGATGCTGAAGGAACTGCTCAACGGTCATGAGTCCAACATCAATGATCTGCTGGCCCGCGTGAAGCTGCTGGAGCTGATTCTCAGCGCCGATGTTACCGGCAATCCGTACTACGTCACCTTTAACACCCTGACGGATGTTGTCGTGTCCAGCGGTATCTGGAATGAGGCCGATGGACGCATTGAGTTTTAACAGGAAGGAGGGAGCGCAATGCACATACCTGAAGATGAGGCCGAACGTCGGCGCTTAAATGAGCGGGGACGCGAAATCCTGCGGCGAAAGAACGGCGCTGTGCGTCCGCATCGTGAGGATGGCTATGTGAACCTCCTGAACAAGTACGGAACCAAGCAGGATAACTCCGAGGCGTACAAGTTTGAGCGGGAGCCGGTCATTCCTGATATGCAGCTCACTGGGCTGTATGAGGGAAACGGTCTGTTCTCCAAAATCATTGATACGCCTGCCGAGGAAGCGCTGAAACATGGCTTCGACCTGAACCTGAAAAGCGATGAGGTGAATGCCTTTGTGGAAGATGCTCTGGATGATCTCGAATGGGAGGAGAAGGCCGCCACCGCCATCAAGTGGGCGCGACTCTACGGCGGCGCTCTTATCGTCATGCTGATCGACGATGGGCGCGGGCTGGAAGAGCCTGTTGACTGGGAACATATCCGCAGCATTGATGAGCTGCGCGTCTATGAGCGCTCCATCGTGCAGCCCGACTACGCCAGCCTGTACCAGCAGGATTACGGCGGGAAGGGCGTTGGGAACCGGGTGTCCAAGTTCGGACAGCCGGAATATTACTATGTTTCCAGCATCTACGGTTCCTTCAAGGTCCATGAGAGCCGATGTCTGGTGTTCCGCAACGGCGTTCTGCCGGAGCAGACCTCCAATGCAACCTACCTGTTTTGGGGTATGCCTGAATACGTCCGCATTCGCCGGGCGCTGCGGGAAACCGTAACAGCCCACACCGACAGCGTGAAGCTGCTGGAGCGGAGCGTGCAGGCTATCTACAGCATGAAGGGTCTTGCTTCTCTGCTGACCACGGATGACGGCGAGAACCAAGTGCTGAAGCGCCTACAGCTTGTAGACACTTCCCGTGGTCTGCTGAACAGCATCGCCATTGACTCCGAGGGAGAGCAGTACGACTTCAAGACGTTCCAGTTTTCCGGTGTCAAGGATGTCATCGACGCGACCTGCAATATGCTGTCCGCGCTGACGAACATCCCCCAGACGATTCTGTTTGGCCGTTCACCGGCCGGCATGAACGCCACCGGCGACAGTGACTTCGAGAGCTATTACAACTTTGTGGAGAAGATTCAGCGCTTGATGCTGAAGCGTAACCTCCGCACACTGCTGGACATTGTGTTCCGGGCGGGCATCGCCTCTGGTGACGTGACGGAGGAACCCGACTATAAGCTGGAGTTCAACCCGCTGTGGAGCCTGAGTGATACGGAACAGGCCACGGTTGACCAGACTAAGGCCCAGACCGCACTGGTCAAAGCCCAGACTGCGCAGGCATACGTCGATATGCAGGCGCTCGACCCCACCGAGGTGCGCCGCCGCCTTGCGTCCGATGAGGAGTTTGATGTTGAAGACATCATCTCCGAGGATGACGAGGATGATCTGTTGCAGTCGTTGCTGGGAACTGAGCCGAGCACCATGAGCGACGTGGAAGCCGCCCAGAAGAACATTGAGCAGGGGCAGGCTCCGGGCGGCGAGGAACAGAGCACTACCGTAGCACCTACGGCCACTCCGCCGACCACCAATGCCGATGCCGCCGACACTGACCGTGGTGTCGGCGTTCTCGTTGTGCAGGATGGCCGGTTTCTTTGTGGCACTCGCCTGAAGGGCGGCTCTGTTGGTGGACCGGGTGGTCATATCGAGGCGGGGGAGTCCCCGGAAGATGCAGCCATCCGCGAAACGCAGGAGGAGTTCGGCATCACGCCGAAAGACCTCATGCCGGTAGCCTTCCTGAGCGACCTGAAACCGCCGTACTGCCCGTCCCATGTGTTCCTCTGCACGGATTTTGACGGCAGCATCCGGTGCGCTGATGGCGAGATGACCTCTCCGGGGTTCATCACCGCCGAAAAGGTGGCCGAGCTGTCCACTCAGAATCCGGAACGTCTGTTCCCGCCGTTTGCCCAGAGCATCACCACGCTGCTCGACGTTTTATCGTCAAATCCCGGTTTGACATCGGATGCACAAAATGCTAAGATGAAAGATAGGATGGACTTCAACGAAGCCGACCACCCACGGGATGAAAACGGGCAGTTCGCAGAGGGCGAGGGTAGCAGCTCTGGCTCCACCGAAAGCGGGCCTGCGGTATCTCCCGAAGGCGAAAACGTCTCCTGCACTGGGTTTGCTTCTCCTGCAAGGCTTGAAGATCATGCCACCCGCCACGGGTTGGCTGAGATGGGCTTTGCGACGAAAGAGGAATACCAGCAGAAGGGCATCGACTTTCTGAAGCAGCCTTGTGGCGGTGATGTTATTGGTTATGCTCGGCCTGATGGCGTAGTTGTTCGGTTCAACACCAAAACGACAGAGTACGCAACCGGTGTTCCCGGTGGGCCGCTTAAAACCTACATGAAAGCCAAGTGCAACCGAAAGACTGGCGAGGCACAGCCCGAAGTCGCCATGAAGTATTACGAGTTCAATAGGGAAAAGGACCTGAAGGAGGAAGACGATGAGCAAGGCAGTTAAATGCCCGGTATGCGGGCAGACCGAACTTGTCGATGACGGCGATGTCTGCGATGTCTGCAAGTGGTTCCATGACCGCTATCAGGAGGAGTTTCCTGATGAGGAGGACTGCGAGAACCGCATGAGCCTGAACCAAGCCCGCGCGGCATGGGCTGCTGGAAAGCAGGTGGAGTGAGCATGGACAACTTCAGAGTCATCTACCGCATCCTGCGGTATCTGGAAAAGGCGCTGGATTACGATGAACCTGATATGAATTGCATATCTGCAAAAACAATGGCCATCTCCGAACGGAGGTGGCTTTCATTGTTGGCGATGCTCGCCGGAGAAAATTACATCGAAGTGGTGTGTGCGAGGGAGAGCGTTGGTCGCAAAACAGTCACGTCTGTTTCCAGTGTACGACTCACCCTTAGAGGTCTGGAATACTTGCAGGAAAATCCTACAATGAAAAGGGCCGAAGCAATCGAGAAGAAAGCCTCTGGTAAGATTATCAGAAAGCCGGATTCTCCGCCCCCGCCGCCCGCACAGGATACCAGAAAATGGGGGCCGCTGCAGGTACACATATTTACTGACCATTAAAAATATCATCAACATTTTAGAGCGATGGGAAACCACCGCTCTTTTTCTTTGTCCGAATTTCCCATCTCAGAAAACGGAACGGAGATAGATTATGAACAAAGTTACGATTTTCAAGTACGAGGAAAACAAGCTGGTGCGCACCATGAGCATCAACGACGAACCGTGGTTCGTCCTGAAGGATGTGTGCGATGTGCTGGGCCTCAGCAACAGCCGCATGGTTTCTGACCGCTTGGATGACGATGAAAAGGGGGTCAGTCAGATTTACACCCTTGGCGGTTCGCAGATGATGAGCATTATCAGCGAGTCCGGCCTGTATAACGTCATTCTGCGCAGCGATAAGCCGGAGGCCAAACCCTTCCGCAAGTGGGTCACGGCCGTGGTGCTGCCCAGCATCCGCAAGAACGGCGGCTACATCGCCGGGCAGGAGGAGCTTTCCCCGCAGGAGCTTATGGCAAAGGCGCTGCTGGTCGCCCAGAAGACTCTGACCGACCGCGATGCCCGCATCAAGGAGCTGACGGCGCAGAACCAGATCATGCAGCCGAAGGCCGAGTATTTTGACGAGCTGGTGGCCCGGAACCTGCTGACCAACTTCCGCGAAACTGCCAAGGAGCTGGGCATCAAGGAGAAGGACTTCATCGGCTGGCTGCTCGACCATAAGTACGTCTACCGTGACCAGAAGAACAAGCTGATGCCGTATGCGGCAAAGAACAACGGCCTGTTCGAGGTGAAAGAGGGCAAGGGCCGGCACAACGACTGGGCCGGAACCCAGACGCTCATCACCCCGAAGGGCCGGGAAACCTTCCGCCTGCTGTGCAAGGAACCGCCTGTTTTACCGCAGTTCACCGCATTGTAAACCGGCATCAAGGCGATTGTAAACCAGAAAAGAACCGCTTTTCCACCGCAATCACCGAAATGGTCGGAAAACGCAGGCCCGAAATTTGCCTATTCTCAGAATAAATTCAATCAAATTTGGATAAATATTCAAAAATGGCAGAAATCAACCAAATTTTGGTAAAATGTCCGCCGGACAATCCACCGGAGCGTCCGACTATAACCGTACCTTACCCAACCAAACCGTAACCTGTTGTCAAATTTTCACTTCGTTCAAATTTGCCAACGGTGCGGGCGCGGGGCCGAGCATCAGGCAGGGACTTTTTGCAACTGCCGCAAATAAAGCCATCCAGCGGCTTTCAACCCTCTGACACAAAATTATCCCACAAGCACATTTGGGACGTTTCCCGGCACTCATCAGAAGTTCTCAGAGGGCATTAAGCCATAATCTCAACTGCGGCGGTGCAAATCGCCGCTTTTTTGCTGTTCGGAACCAGAAAAGGAGGCGAAAACAGTGAATGATACCGTCCACGGACACATGGTACAAGACCTGCTCCGCCACCGCTTCGGCAGTCACGATAACCTGATATGCAAATATTCATCCAAGTACCCTGTGCAGGCGGAACGCGAGTTCCAGCGGCTCACCAATGCCTACATCCGTATCTTGAACGAACTGCTGAAGGAGTATCTGCCGGAGATCAGGGACGCAGCCCGCGCAGAGCGTGAAGCTGGTCAGCGCCATGATGACGCTTCAGACCTGATTGCAAAGGTCAAAACGGTTTTCTCCAAGATGACCGTGGAGCTGGAGCGGCGCACCTCTATGTTTGGCCTGCGCAGCAAGATCGAGTCTATGGCAAAGTTCACGCGGAAGTTGAGCATCCGTGAGTGGAAGAAAGCCGTCAAGTCCACGCTGGGCATCGACCTGATGGATGACTACTACACCGGCGAGCTGTACAGAACGATGATGGAGCGCTGGGTCGAGGATAACGTGGCGCTCATCAAGACCATCCCGCAGGAAAGTCTTGGGCGTATGCGCCAGATCGTGCTGGAGGGCTATCGGAACGGCGAAACCACGACGGCCATCGTCAAGCAGATTCAGCGGGCGTACAGCGTAGACCGGCGGCACGCCCAACTGCTTGCCCGCGACCAGATCGCCAAGCTGAACGGTGACATCACCCAGCAGCAACAGCAGGACGCAGGCGTGGTGGAGTACGTCTGGTCAACCTCTGGCGATAGCCGCGTCCGCCCAAGCCATGCTGCGCTGAACCACAAGCGGTTCCGCTGGGATGACCCGCCGGTGGTCGATGAAAAGACCGGGCGGCGCTGTCACCCCGGCAAAGACTACCAGTGCCGCTGCTGCGCACTGCCGGTCTTCAACATCAAAACCGTTGACCTGCCGGTCACGAAAGGGGGCGATGGCCGTGGATGAAACTATCCTGTAAGACCTGAGAGGGGAGTTGTTCAACATGGAAAATGATATGAAGGTTCAGCGCTTTGACAGCCTGCCGCTGGATGCCACCTATTTCACAGATGAGGGCTACCTTGTAGACCACCCCATCGTGACATCGGTGGGCATTTTTGTTTATCACAACCCGGACGGTTCCGAGCGCCGGGAGCTGCGGTTGCCTGAAGAAGTCTTTGCTGAAAAGAGCCTTGCGTCCTACAAGGGGAAGCCCATCATCGTAACGCATGATGCTGGCTACGTTGACACCGACAACGTGAAAGAGGAGAGCATCGGCACGATTTTGTCGGAGGGCTACCGGGACGGCGATGATGTCCGTGCAGAAATCATCATCCACGACACCGACAGCCTGAAGAAGTACAAAATGCGTGAGCTGTCCTGCGGCTACAACCTGCGTCTGGACGAAACGCCCGGTGTCTGGGAGGGGCAACCCTATGATGCCATTCAGCGGGACATCGAAATCAACCATCTTGCCCTTGTCGATAAGGCGAGGGCTGGTGAACAGGCCCGGCTCAACATTGATGGGCAGGGCCACGACTGCATGAAAGGAGAAAAACTGAACATGGAAAAAACCACCAAGAGAACCGACGGTGCGCCCACCCCGGAGGAGCTGGCCGCTGCTGTGGAGGCGTTCAAGAAACGCCGTGCAGAGCGTTCTGGCGCTGCGACCGATGGCAGCGCTGCCGCAGAGCCGACCGCTGCACCGGGCGTTGCCGACAATGACCCCGCTGCTGCTCAGGATAAGCCTGATGCCGTGCAGATGGTCAAGGACCGCCGTGACCGCCGCGATTCTGAAGGTGACCCCGCCGATATGCCCGGCGCAATGGGTGTGATCGCACAGCAGGATGAGGACATCGACACTCTGCTGGGCATTATCGATGTTCTGAAGGCCGCTGGCACGACCACTGACGGCGCTGAGGGCGGCTGCGGCAACACTCAGACCGATGGCGACGGCGAGGGCGCTGAAGGCAACGCTGATGAAGGCGGCGACACCGCACAGGATAAGAAAGACCGCGCAGATTCCGACAATGACTTCCGTGAGCTGCTGTACGTTGTCCGTGTCGGCGACCGCCTGAACATGGATGGTCTGGAGGCAATGAGTGTCAAGGATGCCAAGAAGGCCGTTCTGGGCAAGCTGAAGCCCACACTGCATCTGGATGGCAAGAGCGCTGCCTATGTCAACGCAGCGTTCGACATGGCCGTTTCCGAGATGAAGGAGCGCAAGGATACCAACTATCAGCGTTCCCAGATGATGCACGGCGATGGCAAGCCCCCTGTGAAGCAGACTGGCTCCGCTTCCGAGGCTCGCCAGCGCATGATTGACCGCAGAATGAAGAAGGAGGAAAAGTAAGATGGGTGTTCAGAAAACCTACAGTTACGCAACCAGCAAGGGCGTTGCGGGCGGCATCTACGATATGTTCCACTACCCGGTGGACTCCCGTTTCAACGAAGAGGCGACCGGCAAGCTGCATTTCGGTGTCGGCGTTGTCACTGGCAAGGTTCCGGGCAGCGGCGTTGCGCTGCCGACCAGTGCAAGCACTGCTGATAACTTCGAGGGCGTTGTCATCAACGGCTTCGACCGCCAGCAGGATTTGGAGGGTAAGCTCTACGTCCTGAACAACCAGAATGTTGGCGTTATGCGCCGTGGCCGCGTCTGGGTGCGTCTGGCAACCGGCACTACACCCGCCTATGGTGATGCCCTGCACATGATCGTGGAAGGCGATGAAGCAGGCTGCTTCGCAAAGGAGGGCGGCATCGCAATTCCCGGTCGCTTCATCGGTGCGGCCAGCAATGGCGTTGCGCCGGTGGAGCTGTACGGCGTTCCTGCCGCAAGCGGCGCTGACGGTCATGCTGCATCCACCGACGATGCCAAGCCTACTGTCTGAGAGAAGGAGGACAAAATCAGATGAACACTAACCAGAAATCCATGAGATACGACCAGAACGACTACGATGCTCTGCTGCACTCCAAGATTCCGGCCGCTCTGGTCGAAACCCCGCAGATGAACTTCGATGACGCCAGCGATGCCTCCGTGTTCTTCGCCCGTGAGCTGGATTACGTCAAATCCCAGTCCTACGATGTGGAATACCCGGAGTTCACCGCGCTGAAGCTGTTCCCGGTCTCCAGCGAGATCAACCCCGGAGCCGAGACCGTCACCTACTACAGCTACGATAAGACCGGCATGGCGAAGATTATCAGCAACTACGCCACCGATCTGCCCCGGGCTGACGTGAAGGGTAAGCCCACCACTGCCATCATCAAGTCTCTGGGCGACAGCTACGGCTACTCCATTCAGGAAATGCGTGCCTCTGCTATGGCGGGTAAGTCTCTGGATGCCCGCAAGGCCGAGTCCGCCCGCTATCAGATCGACTACCTGAACAACAAGATCGCGTGGAACGGCGATGCCGAGACCGGCCTGCGCGGCGTTCTGTCCAAGGACAACGATGTGCCGCTGTACGTCCCTGCGGCCGGCGAAAAGGGTTCTACCAAGTGGGCAGACAAGACCGAGGACGAGATTCTGGCCGACATCACCGGTATGCTGAAGCAGGTCGCCCGCACCACCAAGAAGGTGGAGAAGCCGGACACTCTGGCCCTGCCTTCCGAGGCGTATATCGAGATTCAGAACCGTCGTATCGAAAGCACTGCCACCACCGTGCTGAAGTACGTTCAGGACAATATCAAGGATATTGCCCGTATCGTCTCCTGCCCGGAGCTGGACCCCGACAGTGTGGATACCAACCCCTATGCGGCAGAAAGCGATGGCAAGGGCGTTGCGCTGCTGTTCAAGAACGACCCCCGCAAGTTCACCATCGAGAACCCGCTGTCCTTCATGCAGTATCCCGTGCAGCCTGAAGGTCTGGAGATGGTCGTTCCCTGCGAGGCCCGCACCGCAGGCGCTATCATCTACTACCCCATGTCCATGCTGATTGCTACTGGCATCTGCTGATTCACCTGTGGAGCTGCCGTACGTTTGTGCGGCGGCTCCTATCTTTTTTGTAAAGGAGCCATGATATGAAACTGAAGAATATCGGAAACAAAATCATCAGCATCGGCGCTACCGTGATCCTGCCGGGTGAAGCCAAGGAAGTCACCGGCTATGATGACAACGAAATCGTGAAGTTCTTCATCAGGCAGGGAAACCTGTCCGAGGTCAAGAGCCGCACTGCTGCGAAGGAGAAATAAGTCATGGAAGATGCCGTCAGAATTTTCAGGCTGGTTGCCACCGAGTTCGACGTGCTGAACGATGAGACCGTTGAGGAATGGCTGAACCTCACAGCGCCGCTCATCAGCAAGAAGGTGTTCGGGAAGCTGTATGACCAAGCCATCGCACTCCTGACGGCACATCGCCTGAAAATGGCCGGCTATGGCAACAACCAGTACGGAAGCGTAGGCGACGCTCTGCGCGTTGGAAGCTACACTGAAGGCGAAACGTCTGTCAGCTTCAACGTAAATCAGGGAACCAACCTGATGGCAGATGCCGAACTGGCGCTGACTCCCTATGGTCTGGAGTATTTGACGCTGCGGCGGCTGGTCGTGATCTCGATTCGCTCAGCGGGTGAGTGCCGATGACTGGCGGGTGGGACCGGCTGACCCCGGAAGGGGAAAAGTTCTTCCGCCAAATTGATGAGCTTCAGGACAAGGAAGTTTTTGTTGGATTTCAGGCTGGCAAGGTCACAGACGACCGGGGCGTTGATATGGCTCAAATAGCTATGTGGAACGAACTGGGAACTTCGACCGCGCCGTCCCGGCCATTTCTGCGAAAGAGCGTTGATGAGAATGCTGACCCCATCAATGCCATGTGCGCACAGCAGCTAAAGGCTATTACTGCTGGCGGAACGGCCGAGCAAAGCCTGAAGCAAATTGGTGTATTCGGCGTGGGCTTAGTTCAAGAGAAAATCGAGAGCGGCAGCTATGAACCGAACGCGCCCTCCACCATCCGCAAGAAGAAATCGGACAAACCGCTGATCGACACCGGCAGAATGCGGCAGTCCGTCAAATACGTCATTCGCAAGAAAGGAAGTGGTTGATATGGGGCTGGGCATTTTTCGCAGAGCATTTGTTGTGCGTCGCTTCGGCGAGGAGAACATTGTCGATGGTTATGGAGTTTCCGGGTATAAAGACTTCATCACGTCCCTGAATGTTCAGCCGCTCTCCAAAGATGAGCTTCAGGCGCTCCCGGAAGGTGAGAACACCGTAAAGCGCATGAAGGCTTTCGGTGATCTCGTTTTCCATACCGCAGACCGCTCTGTCGGCCGCAGAGCCGACTGGCTTTTCTATCAGGGGCGGATGGACCCGGAAGGACACTGGTATGAATGTGTCAGCTCGCTGGGGTGGGACCACACGATGGTGGGTCACTGCCGCAGCGAGTTTGTTCAGGTTTCAGCAGCAGAGGCCAACCGTATGCCGCGCCCTGAAATCCGAGCAGATGGGAAAGGTGGGTATTGCTGCGTATGACGCTTTCTGAACTGAAGAAGCTGCTTGTGCAGCTCACCCAAACGTACTTTGCTGGAGCAACCGTGACGTATGCCAAGCAGAGCTTTGTAGCAAAGCCCGGCAGTCCGCTGGTCACGCTGACCACCGGCTCCGTCAACCGGTCGAGAAACCCGCCGGTCAAAATCATTGAAGGCACACCGGTAGCCTTTTATCCTGCATCTGTTCCTGTGCAGATTGATCTGTTCACGCATGGCAGGCAGGAAGAAGTGGCACCGGGCTTCACCCCCATTGCCGAAAACACGGCTGAAGATGATATGCTGGCCTTTGAGAGCTTCCTGAACTCCCCGTTCGTAACGCAGTGGTGTCACCAGCATGACATCGCCATTGTCGTTCCTACAGCAGTTCAGGATTTGACCGATTTGGTGCATGATACCAACTACGAGTTCCGGGCAATGCTGGAAATCGCGGTTTATTTCACCATGACGGCCATCGGCATTACCGGAACGCTGGACATCGACAGCGTGAAGCATTCCGATGGCGAAGATGACATCCAAGCTGATGATGTCATCAACATTGAGCCGCAGGTAACCCCGACACCCAGCGGCGGCGGCAGTTCGGAGATGACTGCCCATGAGGGCGAATATTTCACGAATGCCGAGATAAATAATCGACCCGTAAAGGAGGAAAAAGATATATGAGCAATAGCCTCGATAGGATTTGTACCGTTGACATTTCGTTGGCGTCCCCCATCTCCAACGATGCCAACTTCGACAATATCCTGATTCTGGGTCCGGCCCCTGCAAATCCGACTGAAGATGTGCCTGCCGTTGGCGTGTATAACAGTCTGGAGGAGCTGACGGCGCTGGGCATCATCGCCACCGGCGAACGCGCTGACCCTGTTGGCGTAGCTGCGCGGGTGGCTTTTTCGCAGTCTCCCAGACCCCACGAGGTCTATGTTGCCTTTATGGGCGACATCGTGGACAAAGAGAGCGAAAACGCTGCATTGCAGACCGTAAGCGCCGTTCTGGAGAACGCGCTGGCCGTCAATGGCTGGTACTGCATCTGCCCGGTCGGTCTGGCAGATGAAAAAGTCAAGGAAATCATCCAGTGGACCGAAACCCAGAACAAGCTGTGCGGCTACATCGACAAGGACCCGGATAAACCCATTGTGGATGCCGGCCTTTATCTGCGCAGCTTCCCGTTCTTCCCGAAAGAAACGGCAGACCAGTTGGAGAACGACATCCCGGCTGAGAACCTGTACGGCATGGCTGTAGCTGCGGCCGTCAAGGCGATGAACTACCACGCCGGTCAGGAAACGTGGGCGCTGATGCCGCTTGCGACCGTTTCTCCTGCAAAGCTGACCAGCACGTTTATCAAGAAACTGGAGGCTGCAAATTTCAACTACGTCATTACCGTGGCATCCAAGAACATCACGCAGGGCGGCAAGACCGGCGGCGGTGAGTGGATTGATGTTATCCGCTTCCGCGACTGGCTCCAGAACGATATGCAGGTTCGTGTCGTGAACCTGCTCATCGTCAACCCGAAGATTCCCTACACCGACAACGGCATCGGCCTTGTTGAGAACCAGATGCTTGCATCCCTGAAGGACGGCCAGAAGTACGGCGGCATTGCTCCTACGGAGTATGATGCAGACGGTAATGCTATTCCGGGCTACACCACGTCTGTGCCGCTGGCAGCAGACCTGACCAGCGCCCAGAAGGCATCCCGTATCCTGAAGGACTGCAAGTTCTCTGCCCGCATTGCTGGTGCTATCCATGTGGTGGAAATCAAGGGTTGCCTGACCTACGAGAAGCTGTAAGGGAGGGAAAGTAAATGTCCAGCAAGATCAAGACCTACAACCCGAAGGAAGTTATCGTCACCTGTGGTACGCACATTGTCACCGGCTATGCAGATGACAGCTTCATCAGCATTGAGCCGAACGGCGACGGTATTACCAAAAAGACCGGCTGTGACGGCGAAATTGCCCGTTCAATTTCGCCGGACAACACCTACAAGGTCAAGCTCACCCTGTTGCAGACCAGCGACAGCAACTCGTACTTCTCCGGCATGGTCGATCTCGACCGCGACACCGGCAACGGTCTGTTCCCGATTCTGATTAAGGACCTGAAGGGCGGTCTGGTGTTCAGCACGGAAGCTGCATGGTGCGTGAAGAAAGCACCCGTCACTCGCGGCAAAGAGACCAACAACCGCGAGTGGGAGCTTGACACCGGCGATGCCACCATGAACGAGTAAGGAGGACGCCGATGAATAACCTGAAGCAGCTCGAAACCCGCGAAGTAACCGTGGGTGAAAACATCTTCTACATCCGTCCGCTTCCGGCGTTCAAAGCGGCGAATATGACCGGCGAACTGGCAGCGCTCGTTCTGCCGCTCGTATCTGGCCTTGCACCGATGCTGTCTGCCGTGGATACGGAAAAGGAGGGTAACGGTCTGCTCGACATCAAGGTAGAAGATGCAGCTCCCGCGATTGCGGGGGCTTTCTCTTCGCTCGATGGCGATAAGGTCGAGAAAATCCTGAAGCACCTGCTGATCGCGGGCAGCAACATCTCGGTGGAGCAGCCGGGCGAAAAGGTGCGCCTGCTTACGGAAGACCTTGCCAACGAGGTGTTCTGCACCGATGTGCAGGATATGTTCATTCTGGCGTTTGAGGTCATCCGCACCAACTACAACGGTTTTTTCAAGAAGCTCGGCGACCGATTTGGCAAAGTCGCCGAGTGGGCGGAGAGGACGATGGCTCAGGCCCGGAGCGCTACGGCGACCTCGACCTCAGCGGTTTCACAGAGCTTGAGCTGAGAATGTATATCCTCATCAAGGCCCGGCTGGCATCCATGTGGGAGCTGAAGAACTGCTATACACTGGACGAAGCTCTGAAGCTCTATGCACTGTACCGCATGGAGCAGGACGTGGAAGCCGGCCGAGTAGAGGATATGGCTAAGGAGGTGAGCTGACCGGTATGACCATACGCGACATCGGTATCCTGTTTGGCTACAAAGTCGATCAGGCCTCCGAGCAGAAGGTAGAGGGCAGCATCAAGTCGCTGAAGTCGATGGCCTCCAAAGTTCTCGGCGCGGTCGGTATTACGCTGTCCGTCGCGGGCATCAAGAGCGCCATTGATGGCTGCGTTGAGGTGGCATCCTCCATTGAAGAGATGCAGAACAAGTTCGATGTTGTCTTCGGCGATATGCGGAATGAAGTCGATAAATGGGCGCAGGAATACTCCGATGCTATTGGCCGCAACAAAAACGACATCAAGACCTACCTTGCCGATCAGCAGAACTTGCTGGTCGGCTTTGGCATGACCCGCCAAGCTGGCGCTGAAATGGCCGAGCAGATGACCTCGCTGGCCCTCGACCTTGCCTCGTTTGGTAACATGGACGAAACAGCGTCCGTAAACGCCATGACGAAGGCTGTCATGGGTGAGTCTGAAGCCGCCAAGACGCTGGGTGCGGTCCTGAACGACAGCACCAGAGCGCAGGCGATGGCTACGCTGGGCCTGAAGGGAACCTACGATAAGCTAGACCAGCTCACGAAGATGCAGGTCAACTATCAGGCTATTCTCCAGCAAAGCCCGGATGCCATTGGCGACTGCCAGCGCAGCCTCGACAGCTACGAAAGCACCAAAAAGCGGTACATCGCCAAGCTGAAGGAAATCAAAACGATAGTCGGCCAGTTCTTCCTGCCGACCTACCAGAAGATTCTGGGCATTGGAGCAAAGGGTCTGACGATGATTCGTGACTGGCTCCAGAAGCTCACCGACCTTACTGATAAGCTGGGCGGCTCACAGCGTGTGCTGTCTGTTCTGGCTGCGGCGTTCACGGCCATGCTCGTGGCGATGAACCTCAAGAAAATCGGAGCGGCCATAACCGGCTTTACGAAGCTGGCACGGGCAATAGGGCTGGGCCACGGAAAGGCGCTGGCCTTTTTTGCGGTCTTCCTGTTGCTGGCCCTCGTGATTGAGGACTTCATCTCGTTCATGCGTGGCGACAAAAGCCTGCTCGGAACCATGCTCGAACGAGCTGGCGTAGACTGCGAAAAGCTGCGCCAGAACATCGTCGGAGTATGGACGAAGATCAAGCAGGCCATCGGCTACATCGGCGAAGGCATCCGTAATGTGGTTGTTCCCATATTTGAGGGCATCCGAACTGCGGCGGTGGTGGCGTTTGAGGAGATACAGCAAGCCGTAGCCAAGGTAGCCCCCGGTATCGCTCAGTTCTTCAAGGAATTGTCGAGCGGGAAGGTTGATAAGAAAAAATGGACAGACATCGGTGAATCCATCGGCAGAATTGCCGTGGGCGTGGTGGCTGTCATAGCCGCTGTCAAGGGCATCTCGGCTATCTTTGGCGTGATTACAACCGTTATTTCTGTTGTGAAAGCGGTCATTTCCGTTATTAAGCTGGCCTTTGTTGTTGTAAAGAGCATCATCACCGTTATCAAGGTGGTCGGTGCGGTAATCTCTGTTCTTGCCAGCGCCTTCGGCCCGGTCATTCTGGCAATCGCCGCTGCAATCGCAATCGGCGTTTTGCTGTGGAAGAACTGGGACAAGATTCGTGAGGCAGCAGGCAATCTGCTGGAAGGCATCAAGGCTACGATTGGCAACGTCCGCGATGCCATTGTGACGGGCATCCAAGCGGCCATCGACTGGATAACATCTCTCCCGGCTGAAGCCCTGAAGTGGGGCTCCGACATCATCGACGGCATCGTATCAGGCATCCAGTCTGCGGTAGGTCGTGTAGGCGAGGCTGTAAAAGGCGTAGCCGATAAGATCAAGTCGTTCCTCGGCTTCTCGGAGCCGGAGGATGGCCCCCTGAGCGACTTCCACACCTATATGCCGGACATGATCGACCTGATGGCATCGGGCATCACTTCCGGCAAGAAGAAGGTGAAGGATGCACTGGAAGGCATGACCGGCGAAATGTCGGTCATCGCCAAGGCCAATGTGGTTTCCAAAGCTACCGGGCGGGGCGCAACCGGCAGAACGACCGGTGGACGCACTGTGACCCAGAACGTAAACATCAACAACCAGTTCAACGGCGACCGCGCCGGGCAGCAAAAGAGTTCTGAGGCTATGGATAAGGCCGCAGGCGATGCTACCGGCGAGATGGCCCGTGCGCTGGCATTTGCAAAGTAGGTGAGAGTACATGGCAAGAGCAAAACAGCCCGTCAGCGTCGATGACATCGAGTTTGATGCCCTGATCGACTCCGAAGAAGGCTATGAAGCGGATGTGCCTGAGTACCCGACCGAAAAGGGCTTCAGTGTAAGCGACACCATCGTGCTGAAAGCCGACACCCTGAACATGACGCTCTATGTGACCGATACGCCGGTGACATGGCGGAAACGTACAGGCTCCGGCCCCGGAAAAACGGAGGGCGTTGTTCGTCGGCTGAAGGACCTGTATTTCGCCAAGAAGATTCTCGAAGTCACGACCACTGACTGCGTGTATTCCAACATGGTGATTACAAGCATGAACATCAAGAAGTCTGTGGAGGTCGGCTACGCCCGTGAGATTCCGATAGCCTTCAAGAAGATCGAGGTGACGGAAACAGCCACCGCAGAAATACCGGCCAGATACGGCAAGTCGGGTAAAACAGGGAAAGCTGCTGGAAAAGCAAGCACAACCGCCGCAAGCACGGCGGGAAGCAGCTCATCCAGCGGTTCTTCGTCTGGTTCGTCCAGCTCCAGCAGGAGTTCTGTTCTCTATAACGCTGCCAGCAGCTTCGGCCTGCTGGGATAAGGAGGGCGTTCGTGGACTACTTCGTTATCGAAGTCCCGGACATGAACGACAGCGTTGTGAAGGTTTCCCTCCAAAGCAGGCTGTATCAGCTGCGTTTCACATGGAATGACACCGGCGGCTATTGGATGTTCGGGGTGATGGACTCGCTCGGAACGCCCATGCTGCTCGGTGTCAAGATGGTTCCGCAGTTTCCGCTCAACCTGCTGTTCGGCCGGGATGATATGCCCAGCGGCATCTTCGCTGTCCTGACCGAAAAGGAGAGCGTCGGTCGGCAGGATTTTGCCGATGGGACTGCTCGTTTTGTGTTTGTCCCGGCATGACGCTGGAACAAATCATCCGGTAAAATCAATTCTCATTTTGAACAAATATCTGAGGGTGGGTTTGACAATTCGTTCTCAGAAGGTTCCAGACAAATTTCCATATACTTTTACTGGTAAAGTCCGGGTTTAATCAGAGGCTTTTCAGAGGTTTTGGGATGAATGCCGTTCAAAATGGCCGATTTTACATGGAATCCGTTGGATTGTCCGCCGGACAGTCCTCGGACTGACCAAAACGGGAAACTTTCGCAAAACGCTCATATCATTGGTCACTTTCATTGCATTACCAGAACGGTAAGTTAGAATGAAGATGTGAACCGGGCAAACAAAAAAAGAACCAGCGGCTGGCTCGTCCAAAAGCACCGCTGGTTCCTACATCTTGCCCGGAACAATCCTGAGAAGTTCCGTTGACACGATTATATCATGTCAGCGGGCTTCTTGCAAGACAAAGGAGTGTGCTGATATGAGTGCTATGGACCTTGAGCGTGAGGTCATCCGTATGGGCGATGTCGGTGTCGCTATCGACATGGTAGACAGCAACCTTGCGGATGGCAAGCTGGAGCAGGCGGAACGTGCCGTTGTGATTCTCCGGGAAATCTTCAAAGCCCGCAATGACGGGCTGAGGAACAGCTTCTACGGAGGTGGGCGGAATGCGTGACAACTGCGTGATTTTCACGACACCGGAACGTCAGGAACTCCGGGTCGTGTTTGACCCGGACGGAACCCCGTTCTTCTGCGGGCCTGATCTCGCTGCGATTGCCGGGTATGAGCAGCCGAGGAAAGCCGTCACCGGCGGCAACAAGGGAGTGAACCGTATCGACTCCGTGCTGCGGAAGGTGCCTTGGGACAACGGGATGCGGAAAGGCCGCTGCGAGTTCACCTGCTTCAGTGCTGAGAACGCCGTGAAGCTCCTGTGCCGCAGACCGGCTCCGTATGCGGCGATTCGCTGGCTGGAGGATGAGGTCATCCCGAAAACACAGGAAATGGGCGAGGAAGTTGCGCGGGCTTACCCCGGATGGAACAAGCCTCCCCAGCAGAAGGAAAAGCAGGAGCAGGACGTAACGATTGTGGAAGTCCATCCAAAGCGGTTTCTGGAGCAGGTTCCGGCAGATGGCGGGTCGCTCATCGAAAGACTGGACAATATCATCTTGGAATGCGTTTTGCTGAAGAAGGAAATCAGCAAGGCAAAGTAAGAAACCTTTATGGGCTGCGGAAACGCAGCCTTTTTTGTTGCCATCGAAAGGGGAGGATGCTGTGAAGAATTTTGACAGGCAGTACCGCTTATCCGCTGGAAAGGCAGGCTCGACCGGATTTGAAATAGGCGGCGGCAAGCGACCGCTGCACGTTTCGTTCTCAGCGGAAAAGGCTGACACCAACAGCCAGAACACGGCAAAAGTGACCATCTGGAACCTGAGCGATGAACATCTCGCAGAATTGAGTAAAAATGACTGCGTGGTCGTGCTCCATGCAGGGTATGGCAACACCCGTCCGCTCATCTTCACCGGCGTAGTCACATTTGCTACGACAAAAGCTGACGGAGCAGACAGGTCAACGGAGATCGAGCTGGTGGATAACCGCATTGAAGTCCGCGACACCTACGTTTCCGTAAGCTATGCCGGGGCTGTAAACTGCAAGACCCTGATACAGGACACCGCAGACCAGATGGGCGTGACGGTTTCTTTCTCCTACAACGCAGAGTTCAAGGACATCCCGAATGGCTACAGCTATGTTGGCCCGGCAAGAAATGTGCTGACGAAAGCCTGCGAAACCAGCGGATTGACGTGGAGCATCAACAACGGCGTCCTACAGGTCAAAAAGCCGGGCGATACCATGAGCCGCGAGGTGTATGAGCTGTCGGCAGAAACCGGCCTGCTGGGCCTCCCTGAGCGTGTCCAAATCTCCAACGAGGACAAGGGGTACAGCTACGGCTGGGACGTGGAGTACCTGATGAACGCCGCCATCGGTCTGGACGATTATGTGTATCTGAATAGCAAGATGGTCAAGGGGTATTTCCGGGTCTACTCCGTCAGGATTGAGGGCGACAACATGGAAGGTTCATGGAGCTGTACAGCTCGTCTGCTGGAGGTGAAGCAAAAATGATGCAGGAGTTTGTTGACCAGATCAATAAGACTGCTCGCAGCGCAACAGACGATATGCACACAGCTTTGCCGGGCGAGATAAAAAGCTACGACCCGGGCAAGGGCGTCGCCACCGTGTTGCCGAAAGCAAAGTTCACAAAGCCAGATGGCAGCACGATGGACTTCCCGGAAATCTCCGGGGTCCCGGTTATGTTTCCGCAGAGCAAGAACGTCACGATTGCATGGCCCATTAAGAAGGGCGATGGATGCCTGCTGGTTTTCAGCGAACAGGCGCTCGATTACTGGATGTACGGCAAGGAAACTGACACCAAGCTGAAGTTCGACTTGACCAACGCCATTGCCATTCCAAACCTCACATCTGGCGGCAACAGCACCATGCAGCTCGCCTGCGATGAGGATGCCGTAGCCATTGCCGCAGGCGACACAAAAGCCAAAATCACGCCCAAGACCGCAGAACTGACTCTCGGTTCGGCCAAGGTCAAAGTGGAGCCGAGCCTTGTGCAGATCACAGTCGGCGGCACGGTGCTGGCAATTTCGCCCGACGGCGTGGACATCACCGGAAAGCTCACGGTCAAGGGTGGCATCACCGCAAGGGATGATGTCAAGGCATCCAACGGCAGTATCAGCCTTGCAAACCACGTCCACAGGGGCGACAGCGGCGGCATGACCGGGAAGCCGCAGTAAAGGAGGGAAAAGCGTGATAGACCTGAAGCTCGATGCCACCGGGGACTTAGAACTCTCGGCGGCAGGCGACATTTCAGCTACGGACAGCATCGTACAGGCTGTCCGCATTCGTTTGCTCTGGTTCTTTGGAGAGTGGCGGCTGATGCCTTCGCTCGGCTTTCCGTACTTTGAGAACCTGCTGGTCAAAAATCCGAATGAGTCCAAACTCCGGCATCTTATCCGGGAAACCGTGATGTCTGTTGATGGAGTGACGGATGTATCGGAAATCCTGTTCAACATCGACAAGAAAAGCCGTAGGGCATCCGTGGAGATTACGTTCAACACGGATGAGGACAGCTTTAGAGAGGAGGTCAAAATCCCGTGGCAAAATATGGCCTGACCCCGCAGGGGCCAAATCCGAAACGCCTTGATGTCATCCTTGAGGATATGCACAGCAAGATGACAGACCGCCTCGGCGTAAATACCCGGCAGAACCCGCAGTCTTTGCTGAATCACATTCTGACCAACGTCGCAGATGAGATTGCAGAGCTGTGGGAATTTGGCGTAGATGTGTACCACTCGCAGTACACATCCAGCGCCACCGGCGTAAGTCTGGACTATGCTGCACAGTTTGGCGGCTCCACCCGTGAAATGGCAGCGAAGTCCTATTACAGCATCCTCTGCACGGGTTTGGACGGAACAACCATTCCGGCAGGAACGGTGATTGCATCCGACACAAACCCGGCAACCAGTCTGACAGCTACCGCAGATGCAACCATCACGAGGTCGGCTTTCAACAAGGCCACCGTCATCCTTGCATCACCGGCGGCTACAACGGCCCTTGGGGTGGCTCTTAACGGAAACCTATACACCATCACCCCTGACCCCAAACAAAGCACCAGCGAAGCCCTAGAGGCTCTGGGAACAGCCATCACGGATAAGGACTTCCATGTGACGGTCATCAACGACACCATCGTGATCGAGGCGGTCGATGAAACCAGCTCCAATACGCTGGTCCTGTCCGAAAACCTGACCACTGTTTCCGTGGGCAGCATCGTCACATTCGGGACTGCCGAGCCGGGCGACATCTTCATTCCGAATGGCGTAATCACGAAGATCACGAAAGCTGTTCCGGGCATGGAGTCCGTGGTCAACGTGGGAAGCTATGTTGCCGGTCAGCTCGCAGAGAGTGATGTGGAGTTCAGAAAGTCCTACACGAACAAAATCTACAACCGCTCGTCTGCCATGCTGGAAAGCATCAAGAGCGCCATCCTGAAGAATGTGCAGGGTGTGGTGAGCGTAGCTCCCTATGAAAACTGCACAAATGAAGTCGATTCTGCCGGCCGGTGGCCGCACAGCATCGAAGTTGTGGTCGAGGGCGGCGACGCAACGGAAATTGCCCAGCAAATCCTGAACACAAAGGCAGGCGGCATCAACACTTTCGGCAGCGTAGAAACCACCCTGCACGGCGTTTACGGCGAAGACATCGTGGTGCGCTTCAACCGTCCGACGTATATCAAGGTCTGGTTCCGTGTCGGAGTCACCCTGAGTCCGAACATCAATCCTCCGGCCAACTACGCCGAACTTATCAAGGAGCAGATTCTGGAAAAGATGGCCGGGCTTGAGGCGGGCGAGAACGTCATCCCGCAGAAGTTCAACTTGCAGGTGTCTGGCATCGACTACATCGACGTATGGTTGTTTGCAACACCGAATGACGGCGATATGCCCACTGGCTACACCCAGCGCAGCGTGTCCATCTCGGCACGGGAGCGGGCCGTTACGGACGAAAACAGGATTGAGGTGGTCATGGATGGCTGATTACGTCCAGAAGCTCCGGAATGATCTTGTGGAGCAGTTCAAGGGCAAGCCGGTCATCGACGCGCTCATGGAGGCCGTCGGTGATGAGCTGAACGAGGTTCGACAGTTCTACGAAGACCTGCGCGACAAGCGGAATATCCAGACCGCAATCGGAAAGCAGCTTGACGGCATCGGCGACAATGCGGTTCTGACCCGCCTTGAAGCCGGTGCTTTGGCCTGTACCAAGGAATCGGTCTACGTCCTGACTGACGATGACTACCGAACGTACCTGATATACAAAATCTGGAAGAACACCAACCGCTGCACCTACTACGACATCATCCGGGCGTTCAAAATGTTCTGGGACAAGCCGCTGCATTACCGCGAGGACCCGGATGTTCCGGCCACCATGATTTTTGAAACCGACGCCCTGACGCCGGAGGATGATGTTTCCAAGCTGCTGAATGCACCCCTCATCAAGGCCGCAGGCGTGGCCATCATGGTGATTGCAAAGACTGAATCACCAGAAATGGTCGCAGATGTGCCGATGCAGGCCATTCTGGGGCGCGGCTATATGACCACGACCCTGCCGGAGATAGCAGTTGGCGAGGACTTTATCGACACCGTGCTGCCGGTCCCCGCAGCACAGAATATCACGCAGACGAAACTGCCCGAAATCGAGGAGGATGAGTTATGAGCTACTATGGCTTTGTTGTTACGGACAGCGGTCGAGAGCTGATTGCCAAGCTGGTTGCAGGGCAGCAGCTCCCGATCTCGAAGATTATGGTGGGAAGCGGAATCGTCCCGGATGATGTGAAGCCTGCATCCATGACCGCGCTGGTTGAGCCGGTCGCTGCGGGCACATCGACTGCGCCGGTCTATGATGGAGCCAGCGTCCGCATGATCGTTGAATACCGCTCTGACCTGAACGGTGGTCTTGACCACGGCTTCTGGCTCCGGGAGTTCGGCGTATTCGCCTTTGACCCGGACAAGGGCGAAGTCCTTATCTACTACGGAACGCTGGGCGATTATCCGCAGTACGTCAGCGCCGCCTCTGACACCGGCGTGGACGTCCGCCGCTTCCCGGTGTGCATCGTCCTCGGCTATAAGTGCGACGCATGGATGACGGCGGAGGACGTGGAGCAGTATTGCTCGGTCACGATGCTTCCCGCATTCCTCCGGGAAGCCCAGAAGCTCGTGGATGCCCACGATGAGGACGAAGAAGCCCACCACTCCATCCAGAACAGTATCTCCGACGTGTCCGCCCGTCTGGCTCTGCTGGAGCTGATGTTCAATACCTCCGTCACCGGGAACCCGTTCACGATTACGTTTGAGACGCTGGACGGCACGGTGGTGGAAGGTGTCTGGAACACCACGGCAAAAAGAATCGAGTTCTAATGAAACGAATGAACTTATCCCGTTCACCGCCGCTCAATTTGAAACAAAATTTTACGCCGGAAATTCAATAAAAGGAGGCCTTTTTATGGCTTATGTGACCTTGAGTTCCAAAGCAATCGGCAGCACCATCAAGCTGAAAGTAAATGGTTCTGCCAGAAACTTCATCGTTGTCCATCAGGGCAAGCCGTCCAGCGTCTATGACGATAGCTGCAACGGCACATGGCTTCTGATGCAGGACATCTATGAAAACCGTGCATGGCACAGCTCGAACACCAATGATTATGCCAACAGCACCATCCATTCCTACCTGAACAGCACGTTCCTGAACCTGTTCGAGTCGAACATCAGGAATGCGATCAAACAGGTAAAGATTCCGTATCGCAAGGGCCACGGTACGTCCAAGACCGTCACCAGCGGCTCGAACGGCCTGTCTGCAAAAATTTTCCTGCTCAGTGCGACCGAAACGAGCTTCGACTTCAGCTATATGCCGAGCGGCGAAGGTGCAGAGCTAGCCTATTTCAAGGGCTGTGCAGACAGTGATTCGGATTCCAAGCGTGTTGCCTATCTCAACGGTTCTGCCACCAGCTGGTGGCTCCGCTCTCCGGGCTGCAACATCACCTCCAACCGCGCGCTGGCGGTCGGCTCCGCTGGCACCAGTGGCGACACCAACTGCTCCAACTCGCGCGGCATTCGCCCCGCTTTGATTCTGCCCTCTTCTCTCTTGGTGTCTGACGATGGCGCGGTCTCGACTAACACCGCACCATCTACCCCGGGCAGCATCTCCGTTCCTTCGTCCATTATGGGCGGCACGAACATCTCGATCTCGTGGGCAAAAAGCTCTGATGCAGAAAGCAACCTCGCCGGCTACAAGGTAGAGCGTTCGACCAACGGCGGCAGCTCGTGGAGCCAGATTTATCAGGGTACTGCCACCAGCACCACGAACAATGTCGCCTTTGGCACTGCGTCCGTGATGTACCGTGTCAAGGCGTATGACGATGAGGGACTGGAGTCCAGCTGGCGCACCAGTTCGCAGGTAACGGTGGTCAACAACAACGCCCCGTCTGCGCCGCCGTCCATCGCGGTCCCGAACGATGTCAAGGGTGGAAGCACGCTGGTGATCTCGTGGACTGCGGCCAGTGACAGCGATGGCAACCTGAGCGGCTACATTCTGGAGCGCAGCACCGATGGTGGCTCCGCCTACACGCAGGTGTACAAGGGCAACGCGCTGACCTACACCGACACCATCACCAAGGGCTGGTCCACCGTGATGTACCGTGTCAAGGCGTACGACAGCTATAATGCTCAGTCCGGCTACACTACGTCCACCAAGCGCACGGTCGATAACAACACCGCACCGACCATCACGACCTCCAGCGCAGCCAACCTCGGCACGAAGTCCAGCGGCTTCACCATCTCGTACTCCGTGGATGATGAGGATGCGGTGGACACCCTGACCGTCACCGAAAAGCTGGACGGCACGACCAAGCGCACCTACACCGCGACCCGCAAGACCACCAACAGCTTCGCCGTCACCGGCGAATATTTCCAGAAAATTACGAACGGCAGTCACACCATGACCGTTACCGTGACCGATGGCAAAGCCACCGTCACCAAGAAGTTCACCTTTACGAAGGCCGTCACCGCCGCCAACATCACGCTGGCGCAGCCGATGGAGGCGGATGCCCAGATCACGCTCTGCGCCATCACCGTCGGCGGTCTGATTCCCGCCGACGCTGTGTTCAAGGTGGAGGTCACGAACAACGGCAAGGACAGTTCGCCGGTATGGGAGGACGCCACCACCGAGGCCCGGAATGGCCGGAACCATTTGTTCACGAACCAGACTGCGACCAACGGCTTTGCATTCAATTTCCGCGTTACCGCAGAGCGCGGCGCAAGCGGCGAGAGCGGTTATATCGCTTCGATTCAGGGAGGTTTCCAGTAATGGGTTTGAACAGAGTAAGAGTCGATTCTGTAGCCAAGTTGCAGAAGAAGAAAACGATGGCGGAATTGCAGGAGGAGAATGAAGCCCTGAAAACCAAGGTTTCTTCTCTGGAAACCAACCTCGATAATACCCAGATGGCGCTGTGCGACGTGTACGAACAGCTCATCGCGGTCACATCCGCCGCAGATAAGGAGGCGTAATCATGGCAGAAGTCTATGCAAACCTCATCCGCCGGGGGCGGAAAACCATCGAGCAGGTGCCTGAGCACCTGCGGGAAGAAGTCAAGGCCATTCTCGCGGCGGACGGCAACGCATGAGCCGCCTGCGGGAATTTGCCTTAAAAATATTACTGAGAAAGGAGAAAGGCATCATGGCAGTCATCTATGCAACCCTCATTGTGAAGGGCAAGAAGACCCTCGATCAGGTTCCGGCGCTGATTCGGAAGCAGGTTGAGGAAATCCTGAAGGACCTCGAAGTCGAGGTCGAATGATCGCGGGGGAGTCGGGAAACCGGCTCCCCTCATTTTTGTAGGACGATTGAAAGGAGGTTCAGATGGACCAGCCTATCACGCGGGCCGAGCATGAAGAGTTCAAGCAAAGGCTCAAAGAAGAAAATTCCCGACAGGACAGGCGAATTGCTTTGCTGGAAGAAAGCGTGAGCAAGATGGGCACATTGTCCACATCGGTCGAAAAACTGGCCCTGAGCATGGAGAGCATGGTCAAGGAGCAGGAGAAGCAGGGAAAACGGCTGGAAACTCTGGAGAGCCGCGATGGAGAGTTGTGGCGTAATGCCGTCGGCTATGTGGTGACGGCCATCATCGGTGCTTTTCTCGGCTATGTGTTCACCCAAATCGGCTTTTAGGAGGTGTGTAAGTTGAGCATCATTACGTTCCTGCGCGGGGATAAGACCGCGCTCACCAAGAACTTTACCAAGTCCGAGTTCGAGTGTCCCTGCGGCTGCGGACAGCAGTCGGTGGACACGGAGCTGGCCGAAAAGCTCCAGCTCATCCGGGACAAGGTGAACCGTCCGCTGAAGATCACGTCTGGCTACCGCTGCATCACGCACAACGCCAGCAAGGCCGTGGGCGGAAGCCCGAACTCCAAGCACCGCTACGGCATGGCAGCGGACTGGAGGACGGAGAATCGGAGTGTCAACCCTGTGGCACTGGGCATCCTTGCTCAAGCCGTGGGGTTCGGCGGCATCGGCATCTACTGGCACAGCCGTGGAGCCTTTGTCCACGCCGACACCCGTGGCACGAAAGCGACGTGGCTCTGCACCACGCCTGGAAGGTACCCCAGCACGACCTACAACAAGTTCGTGCTTCCCACCATCCGCCGGGGCTGCACCGGGGACGCGAACCGCAGTGCGACGATCATGCTCCAGAAGCTCCTGAAGCTGAAGGCTGATGGCCTGTTCGGAGAGGGGACGGAAAATGCCCTGATGAAAGCGCAGGAGGCGCATGGCCTGACTGTGGACGGCATCTGCGGCCCTGCATCGTGGAAGGCGCTGTCTGGCGCTGACAAGTACCTGTGAGAGGAGATAGGCTCTATGACGAATAGCAAAGTGTCCATCGCTACGCTGGCCCGCACGGCCGCTCTGGCGTTCGCTCTGGCAAATCAGGTTTCGAGTGCAGCCGGGAAGCCCCTGCTGCCCATCGAAAGTTCGGAGGTGGAACAGTTCGTGACCACCGGCCTGACCATTGCCACCAGCGTCGCTGCGTGGTGGAAGAACAACAGCTTTACCGCTGCCGCCATCGAAGGTGATAAGCGGATGAACAGCCTGAAGAATCAGGTTCACTGAATGAAAGGAGTAACCGAATATGAATGAGTTTACGAGAAGCCTGCTGTACGTTGCCCTGCTGGTCTGCATTCCCATCGTGACCGCCTGCATCCAGAAAGGCATTGCCGTGTTCATCGAGTTCATCGTGGCAAAGATCAACGACATCAAGGTGCAGCGCCTCGCCCGCGAAATCGGCAGTGCGGTGTCCGATGCCGTGGCCGCGATGAACCAGACCTACGTCAACGACCTCAAAGCCGCCGGGACGTTCAATGAGGCGGAGCAGAAGGAAGCCCTGATGCGGGCCGTGTCTGCCGCCCTGAAAAGCATGAGCAGCGATGCGCAGGACTACATCAAGAGCACATTCGGCGATACGACCCAGTACCTCGAAAATCGTATTGAGGCCCAGATCGACGCCAACCACGTCGCCGCCAAGCAGGCCGCTGCCCAGAATACGCTGAATCTGGGCTGAGTCAGCGCAAAGTCAGCGTAAAATGATAATCCCCCTGTACCATGACCCGTAAAAAGGCTGGTGCAGGGGGATTTTTTTGTTTGCACGGAAATTCCGATGGAACAACGTCGCCAGAAAAATCAATTCTCAAAATAGCCAAATTTTGTTATGCACTTTTGACAAATCCTTCCCAGAAGGTTCCAGACGTTTCCCAATACACTTTTACCCGTAACCAAAATGCAAATTCAGAGGTTTTCCAGAGGCTACCAGCGGCTTGGCATCAAATAGCCAGTGGATATAAAAAATATTTTGAAAAAATTAAAAAACAGATTGACTTACCAGTTGGGTAAGTTATAATGATACTAAGATAAATTACCAAAAAGGTAAGTTATCTACAATTACCAGCATCCGGCTGGTAAGTTGGAAGCACGAGCAGGAGGTGTAACAAAATGAAAGGCGAGTGCAGCATGACCGCTTTGGAAGCCAGCCGCTTGATCGACTGGCTGAAAGCTCACGGTCACACGGACGAGGAAGCGACGCAGTGCATTAAGTGCATTGCCGGAGTCCTCGACCCCGCAACCGGCGAGTCTAAGAAACAGTAAAGGCTAGGTTCCCCACACAGTTTGCGACCCTGTGGGAACCTAGCCAGACGGAACGGGATGGGACCTGCCCCATCTCGTTTCCATCTTATCAGGAGGGCAGGAGAAAGTCAAGAGGTTGAGAACTATGTATGATCTGCGTGAACACAAGGAACTGATTAGCCAGTTGGTTTCCGAGGCCAACCAGAACGACGAAAACTGGCGCTGGTCGGTCAAGTCCGTGGGCAAGGAAAAGGCCCGTATCTTCTGGGAGTATCTGGAGTATTGCGGCCAGAAGGAACCGTACTTCAGCATCGTGCTGGAGGACACCGGTGATGGCTGCTGGATTGCGGCAAAGAACGAGCATGGCGAGACCATGAACTCCGAGATCGTGGAGGACAAGGAGCTGCCGTACCTGAACACCCCGCTGGCCGAGGCCATTACGCTGATGGTCCACGCCATCAGGAACACCGCTCATGCCTGCTACTGAGAGCATTGCCCGCCGGTATGCAGCGGACATCGGTTTTGCGGTAGTCGGCGAGCTGACCCGCAAGCCAGAGTGGAACGGCATAGCCAACAGCCCGGAAATTGGGCTGTCTGGCTATTGCCGGGTCTGGGTGGATGAGGGCGGCAACGCCTACTACGTTCACGGTAAGGAATGCGCCATCATCGACCCGGAAGGCATGGTCTACTGAACGCCGTTAAACTCCCAGATGTACTCCGTAAATTTTTTCGATAAATCTTCATTTTTCGTTTGACACCAGTGGTGGGTAAGTTAGAATGAAGATACAGAAAACATACCAAAACGGTAAGATTATGGAGGATGCGAACATGAAGAAGGGCTACAGAATCAGCGCTCACACCAAGGAGATGCTAAAGCGGTATGGCTCATGGGATGCTGGCCGATTCAGCTACGAGGTAAACGCCTACCCGAAGATTTTCGGTGATCCGAAAAATCCTTCGGTTGCCGACGAAGTTCGCTACGCCCTGCTCAGAAACGGCGAAGTTATTGACTGGGACTTCAAATTTTAACCCGCCTGAAGATGGCCGCCGGCACCGGCCGAAACGCCCTGCTGGGCGTCGCGGGAGCCACCCGCAGATACATGATATTTTGGAGGTTTTAGCTATGGAAAACAAGAACATGACCGCTGTTCGTGAGTGGGAGAACGACCCGAACTGCTTCCTGCGGATGCTGAACAGCCCTGCACAGCAGCGGAGCCGCATTGCCCGCCGCCAAAAGGATGCCGACCGGGAGCGTTTCAACAACGTGCTGAACGCCGTTGCCATCGGCGCAGCAGCCTTTGCCGTCACCCTGCTCGTTATCTGCTTTGTTCTCTGATGGAGGTATCAGCTATGGATAACCAGAACATGACCTATCCCGAACTGCGGGACCTGTTCGTTGAACACAACAAGACCCAGCTTGCAAAGCCGGTGATCGCCTGCATCGTATTTGCTGAGAGCAACTGGCCTGACCACCATTACCCGCTGCGCAGCCGCACCTATGAGGTCAGCAGCGACAACAAGGCGTTCCGGCCGAGCTGCTGCTCCACCAGCCTGTTCGGTTCCTGCTTGGATGGCACCGACCAGATGGTTCGCCTCGACTGGTACATGAAGGACTTCGGCAACAAGGGAGGCTGGGTCGTTGACCACTGCTACCTGAAGGAGAACAGCGATGAATCCGATGTATGATTGCTCCGGTCGGCTTGACCGGTTCGGCGGTATGACGGAGCCGCCTGATGACCGGGGTTTTGAAGAAGAACCTGAATGGCAACGGCCCGATGAGGCAGACGCCGTTTGCTGGGGCGAGTGAGAAAGGGGATAAATAAAATGACCGTTCGTGAGTATGCAAAGTCGGTCGGATTCGAGATTGCTGGAAAGCTGAAGCGCCTGCCTGATGTTTACTACGGAATGGACAATAGTCACCACTATCCGTTGTGGATTGACGAAGCTGGGAACGAGTATTGCGGCAGTTACAGTCGGGATG